GGATGCTATAGATTTAAGAGACGTTAAAAACGTAAAACTAGCAAATCAACTTTTAAAAATAAAAAGAAGAAAGAAAATACAAAGAGACCAGCAAATTCAACAAGAAAACATGCAAGCTCAAGCACAGGCCAACGCTCAACAAACTAAAGCCTCCGCTGAGGCAGAAGTTCAAAAACAACAATCTTTAGCACAGACTACAATTGCTATAGAGCAAGCTAAAAATAATTTTGAAATTCAAAAATTATACGAAGAAGCTGAAATTAAAAAGATGTTAATGGAACAAGAGTTTCAGTATAATATGCAGCTTCAAGGTATAGAATCAGAAGGACAAAAATCAAAAGAAACAGAAAAAGAAGATCGTAAAGACAAAAGAACAAAACTACAAGCAACCCAACAAAGTGAGTTGATTGATCAAAGACAAAAAGGCACGCCACCTAAAAACTTCGAGTCGTCAGGTAATGACGTTATAGGAAGTGAATCTGTTGGCGACATGTCTCAATTTGGTCCTAGATAAAAAGAATTATTAACTATTATTATATTATATTATGGCAAAAAAGAAAAAAGAAGAGGTAGTTGAAAAGACTGCTGAAGAAACAAAAGTAAACGAACCTAAAGGAAAAGAAACAAAAGGTGATGTTACTAAGGTTCAAGAAAAAATGAAAAAACCAACTGAAACTTTAGAACAAACTATAACTAAAGTTGATTTAAGTAAAAAACCAGAAGAAGAAACTAATGAAACCAAAGAAGAAGTTACAATCGATAATACTGACGACGGAGGAGTGGTTGAACTCGTTGAAGACACCCCTACCCCACAAAAACAAGAAGAAGTACAACCGGAAGTTGAAGCACAAGAAATCCCAGTTGTAGAAGAAATAACCACAGAAGAAGTAAAAGAACAAGCTGAAGATTTAGCTGTTAAAACTGAAGAAGCTATAACAGAGTCTATAGAAACCGGAAAACCACTACCTGAAAATGTAGAAAAGTTATTAAACTTTATGGAAGAAACAGGTGGTGACTTACAAGATTACGTTAGGTTAAATCAAGATTATTCTGACATGGATAACCAAACCTTGTTACAAGAATATTACAAACAAACAAAACCTCATTTAACACAAGATGAGATAGACTTTGTTATGGAAGATCAATTTTCTTATGATGAAGAACTAGAAGAAGATAATGATGTTAAAAGAAAAAAATTAGCTATGAAGGAGCAGGTTGCTCAAGCAAAGCAACACTTGGAAAGTGTAAAATCCAAATATTATGAAGATATTAAAATGGGGTCAAAGTTGACTAAAGAACAACAAGATGCTATTAATTTCTTCAATCAATACAACGAGGAATCAGATAGAAATCAAGAAATGTCAAAGATTTTTAGAGCTAAAACAAATAGTGTTTTCAATGATAAATTCAAAGGTTTTGAATACAGTGTTGGAGACAAAAAGTTTAGATTTAATATTAAAGACATTGATGGGGTAAAAACAAAGCAAACTGATATTAATAACTTTATAGGAAAGTTTCTGAATGAAGATAATACAATGAAAGATGCGGCGGGATACCACAAAGGGCTTTTTACAGCTATGAATCCAGATCAAGTTGCTAATCATTTTTATGAGCAAGGCAAAACTGACGCTTTAAAGTTATTAATATCAGTTTGCTTTGTTT